ACACAAACGATAGCCAATCCTGTTGTTGGATTCCGTATTGTTACCAATGGTGATCAGATTGCAGTTGATTTTGTTCAAAACGAAAACGGAGCTTTTTCATCTACGCCTATTCCAACCACTACTACGGCAGTGACAAGAGCGGGGGATTTAATTATCGGCATTGGGGATTTTCTTGCTGTATTTAATGTGGCGTTGCCTAATTCAATTCTTGTCGATGTCACGCAAATAAATCCCGCGTCAAACCAAGCTATTGTTGGTCAGGTCGGTACTGCTACCTTGCTTGGAGCTGCTGGAGGCACCAGCACCGGTACCCAAATCCATTGTGATGGTCCGGATGTGGTTGCAACGCTAGGTGGCGGGGATACCCTGATTGTCGCAGCCAAATGCGCTATGGGTCAAAGTGCAACTGGTCGTAGCATTGTCGGTGGTGGCGGAACGGTAGCAACAGATGCAAACTCTGGTTTTCTTTTGACTCCTGTTCTTTCACAAAACTCCGGTATTACATCATTTGTGACATTTCGCCGCCTTGTTGCTTGGAAAAGTAAATTGGCCGATGCTACATTGCAGGCATTTACAGCATGATTGATTATTTCTTCAAATGGTCTGATGAAACAGCAGCAAAGTCTGATGCTTTGGCATTGGCAAACTTTCTCAATGTAACTTCAAGCTCTATCAAAGATTGGGCGCAAGATAAGGTGTTAGCAAATTTGCAGGCATGGCGGCCATCGCAGGATGTTGCGGGTGTCCATACTTTTTTAACAGGCTGGTTTGCTATTGTAGCGTTACCGACACAAGTGCCGGTTTTTCTTAACGCGACAGCTTTACAATTTGCACTCGACCGAGATGGACCGCCCTATATCATAAAAAATAATATCGGGGTTGTTATCACGGATGTTGCGGTTTCTCCGATCTTTGCTGGATCTCACTATCCAATTGGAGGGTTATCATGATCAATTTGGTACCGCCACATGCCACAAACTGATCTCGGACCTGTCAACATTACTTACGGAAACTCAGCGTTCTTCACGGTTGAGTTCTATGATACCAATGGAAATACTACTGTTCCATCCGGTGCATCAATATCTATCACTTATACAAATATTATTAATGTTGAGCAGACTGATTTGTTTGCTCTAACTCTCAACAACAGTTTCTTCAATGGTACTTGGTCAAGTACGAGCGCTGCTCCTGGATTAGCGCCATGGACTGTAACCGTAACTGGATTTTCCACGGTAGCTCAAATCGGAATTATCAGGGTGATTGAACCATGACTATGGAAGAAATTCTTGCATTTTTTCGAGGCATCAATGCCAAAACGGCTAATGTTTCCGTAACACATATCTCGACGGCTATTCCAAGCCCGGTAACTATAGGAGGGGGTGCGTTTCAGGCTGATGCGTTTCAGGACGATGCATTTCAGGTCACATAGTTATGCCATACACCATAACACATGCATTTCATTCTGCGGTTGCAGATAAACCATCTTCTAGTAAGGTTAAACCAAGTGACTGGAATTCTGCACATGCAATTGCTGGAAGTCTTTTGGGCAATGAAATCATTAATATTCCGACAGGCGTGGTTACGGCTACAGATGTTCAATCGGCAGTAAACCAACTTGCCTCTCTTATCCCCTTGCCTGGTCCGGGAACGGACCCGCTTGCTCTTGTGGTTGGCATGACAATTACTACTGCCAATCCAACTATTGGCCCATCAAGTTTCAAATTGGCTGAATATATAAATATAACAAGTGCAAATGCAAATCTTGTAGACCCACAATTTAGTGATGTGCTTGGTCTGGCTGTTGATTTTTCATCGGATGATGGAGACAACAGTTTTGGGGCGGGCACCAATGCTAAGACAACGATAGCTCCGCTCGACATTACTCACACCGCCCACGCCGCAGGACAAATATTCGGTCAGCTAACGCGCCTTACTGCCTTCGGTATGGGCGACTCGTTTCTCCAGTCAGAGTTCATAGATTTTGCCAGCGGACCAATTGCGGGTGATGAAGGACAGGGATTTGTTTCTGCCGCTGCCTGCAATCAGCAACAGAATTTGTCTCTTACTTCCGTTGCGTCGGTAACGCGTACTACATTCAACACCACTGTGACTCAGATCATTGTCGGATCAAAAAATCAACAGACAGTGACGGTTGCAAGTACGGTCGGGGCAAATCCCGGAGATTGGGTTATCGTTCAAAAGGAAGTGCCTACAAATACGCCGAACGCCGAAGCAATTAAAATCATTTCTGTTAGTGTTGGAACGATCACGGCCGTCTTTCGGAATAACCATGCTAGCGGAGTGACACTAACTCCCGCGCTAGTTCTTGGGCTAACCGATATGTCGCAGGTCGGGCAGGGGCGCGTTCTCGTTAATCTCAGCGGAGTCGTCTATAACACTGGTACAGTTATTTCCTCTGTCGGTGCTGGGCTGAACGGCAGTGCGACTGTATGGGCAAACAACGTAGTTGGCGGCGATTCATTTAATATCGGGGCTATTCAACTCGATAAAGATACTTATACAGGCGCTCCTTTTGCTGGTAGCGGCTCCAATGGTCCGTTGAAATCATGGTTTCAAATCAAAGATGTTGGCGGTGCTACATTCTTGGATATTTATTCAACAACAGTGGCTGGGGATAGTTCCTACCGGGGACATGGCTCGTTCCCTACGACTTATTCGATTAGACCAGCGGTTGCCATTTTTGAAATCGACAGACAGAACAATCGGGTTATCTGCGAAACAACATCGACGGTCTGGACTTTTGGAGATTCGCTGGAAGAAGCAATTTGTCCATATCCTGATGTAAGTCTTTTTCAATACAGCACATCATGCTTCACGCCCGGCGGCTCCTATAGAGCACTCCTCGGCCTTGGCGTGAAGGGTGGCAGAAAGTTTGACGTTGGTATTGTTATTGGCGGCTCTCCCGATGGTACGAATGGTGCCGATCTTGGTGGTGTTGGGACTGCTTTCAGCGTTGGTGGTGGGGCTGATATAGGGTTTGGCGTTAATATTCCGATCAATACGGCAGCTATGCAACTGAGGGGTGATGATGCAAAGGCCAGCAGAATTGAGTGGAGTGGCTCACCACAATTTCTACAAAATAACAATGTGGCTGGAATGGATTTCTGTATGGTTGGCGGAGCCAACGGTACTGGACTCCAAACCACTCAAGGAACCTTGAACGCTATTGATACCGGCGTTGTAGTTGCAAATCTCGCCTGTCTCAACTGGAATGGTATGCTAAGACTTACCGGCATTAACAATGTTGCTCCACCGCTTTTCAGGTTCGATAGTGGAGCCGGTTTCTTAATTGATTTTGCAATGAGAGCTAATCCTACAGCCTGTATTCTCGGTGGCTCTGGTCTTGATGTTGTAACCGGTGGCTTTACGGCATTTGCGCTGAATCAGGCAGGTTTTGGTACTGCGGTAACAGTGCAAACCGTGCCAAGCTCTGTTACATTGGCAAACGGAACCAATAATGACATTGCCGTTGCAGCCTCATTTATAAAAATAGCAGGGCCTACTGGCGCTTTCGCCATAACCGGTTTTATTGGCCCGCTTGTTCCTGGCGGCCCAGGACATTCAGGGGATGGAATGATCCTTCGTGTTTACAATACGACCGCGCAACAGATGACTATTACAAACCTTGCTACTTCAAGCGCTGATCGGCAGATTCGAACTCTGACTGGTGCTGATGTTGTTCTTCGTGCGGGTACTTCATATGCTACATTCACTTACGATAATGCCGATGTTTCAGGATCTGGTAAATGGATCTTGACTGCTACGAATTAGCACTGGAATGGAGAGATCAATGCGCTTCGACTTATCAGATCAGATGACAATGACAGTCCTTAATGCTCTCAGCAATCATCCATATCGTGAAGCTGCCCCTGTCATTGCTGAAATGCAGCGACAGGCAAATTCTCAAAGGCCCCAAGGAAATGGAGCAGAGCATACCAGCGATAATCGGGATGCGGCTGTCTCTTAAAGAAACGGAAAGAAACAATGTTTTCCACCAACCAAACAACCAGTGGTGTCTTTAACTTTTCTCCTTCCGGAGCCGAGTTTGTTCTGGCTGCTTTTAATCGATGTCAGGTTCGTACGACCGAGATCACCCAGACGCATATGTTCAATGCTCGCATGGCCTTGAACTTCATCCTTTCGGAATGGTCGAACCAACAACCCAATCTCTGGGAGGTTGATCTTCAAACCATGCCGTTGACGCAGGGTGTGGCGACCTATTCCGTACCGTCACCCACCGTTATGATCCTCGATTTGTATATGAGCATCGGAACCGGTCCGACGACAGACCGCTATCTTTATCCTATCAGTCGTACCGACTACGCTTCGTATACGAACAAGCTGGTACAGAGCCCACCTACTGTTTATTGGTATGACCGTCTTGTTTCGCAAACCGTAACTTTCTATCCAGTCCCTGATGGGAGTGGTCCCTATACGGTCAAGTTTTATTCGGTGCGGCAGACGCAGGATGCCGATGTCGTCAATGGTCAGAACATAGAAATCCCCTACAGATTCTTTGAAGCTTACTGTGCGGGTCTTGCTTGGAAGCTTTCCGAAATCTATGCTCCGCAGATGGAAGACAAACTGTTTGCCCGTTATCAGCGGGCATGGGCTATTGCGACAACCCAGGATCAAGAAAATGTCCCTCTATATATAACGCCGGGAGTAGGGAGTTATTTTGATCAATCATGAGAGAACATGGCCGCGCACATATAAGTCCATCATCACCTCGCGCGTTAGGAACGTGCGATAGGTGCGGATTTTTATATAATCATGATCAATTGCGTTGGGCCATGGATTGGAGGGGTCCAAGAATTCAAAATCTTCGTTTGCTCGTATGTCAATCATGCCAAGATACTCCGCAGCCGTCCGGCCAGCGCACTATTCTGATTCCGCCGGACCCAGATCCAATTATGAATGCTAGACCGGAAGACTACGTGTCAGCCAGCAATCCCCTCTCTGGTATTGGCGGCAATCCTAATCCTGCCAATTTTCGTTTTGGCTCAATTACCGGGACAATGACAGAAGGCGGCGGCCCACAGGCTGCCTTTGACGGCAATACTCATAAACCGTCCTGGATGTCGGCGGCGATTACGAGGCCTGGCTCCAGCTTTGACAATTATGTTGCGATGAACTGGGCCGAATATCCCGGTGGAAGTCATCCGACCGGGTTGGATGTGCCTGTCATTGTTCATACTCTATCGAGCTACAAGATTTGCGCGCCCGTTGATTCGACTTTTGGTTCTTCGTCTTATGTCGTGCAGGGCTCAAATGTTGCCGGTGGTTTTGCAACATGGACGACACTTGCTTCCAGTGGCCTTGTTGGCATCATTGGTGAAACCGTGACCGGCAGTGTATCGCCTAGCGGGCCATATCAGTTTCATAGGGTTGGATTCTGGGGTGGTGGAGGGCGTTCTATTGCGGTAGCACAAGTGCAGTTCAATGTGGCAGATACAGCAACGATGACAACCTCATGAGCACTAATTTTAATCCACAGCCGCGTCTTACGGTATCGTCATCTGTTGCAACATTTAACCCCAGGGTTCCTGTACCGAATCGGGGAGGGTCGTATTTAGCGACTGCATCCAAACAGTTCGGCATATCGCTGGAGGGGTCGGAAAGTGCTACATTACCATATGCTTATTGGCTGGAAGTAGAGCCACCCCTTATTGGCCCAGAATTCTGCTGGAATGCAGCCAATGGCGTGCTGGCTGTCTTTACTGAAGGCAGCGTAACAACTGTTGCAGGGCCATAAAATGCCACTCAATTATACCACCTACGTCCAGCAGATCGCCAATATGTGGCCGATCAGCACAGGTGATCCCAATTTCCAGATCATGCAACCGGGCATGATCGATTATGCCGAGCAGCGTATCTACCGTGAGCTGAATCTGCTCTATACGCAGGTGACGGATGCCAGTGCTGCTGCTTCCAGCGGGGTACGAATGTTCACCCTCCCGATCACCAGCAGCGGCCCTTTTACCGGAGTCTTTATCGTAACCGACAACATCAACATCATCACTCCATCAACGGCAACAGCGACCACCGGAAGTAGAACCCAGTTAACCCCGGTATCCAGGGAGTTTATGGATATCACCTATCCATCCAATACAACCTTGCCAGGGGTGCCTGAGTTTTATGCCATGTTCTCCAACTCGGAGGTTCTGTTCGGTCCAGCACCGGATGCTCCCTATACAGTTGAAGTCATTGGTACCCAGCGCCCCAACCCGCTATCGTCAGCAAACTCAAGCACAATTCTGACGCAATATGTGCCGGATCTCTTTATCGCGGCCTCGATGGTCTTTGCTTCTGGCTTCCAGAAAGATTTTTCGGCACAGGGCGATAATCCGCAACAGGGCAATTCCTGGGAGTCGCAATATACCAAGCTGATGCAATCGGCTTCTATCGAGCAATTCTGTGCTAAATTCCAGAGCGAGGGTTGGGGTTCAGAACAGCCGTCCCCTATT